GACTTAGAAGACGTTAAGGAGACAACCATACAACTAGACGAAAAAAAGGAAGAAAAAAAAGAACCAAATCTAAATCTAGGAGAAGTAGATTTAGGCTATGCATCGCACGATTCTAAAAAAGAAAAAGTAGATGTTGATGTAATAGAAAAAGAAGAAGCTAAAGAAACTGTACAAGCAGATAAACCTGCTAATGCAGAAGATCTAAGCACATATAGTGAAGGTATTCAAAAAAGAATAGATAAACTTACTCGTAAGATGCGTGAAGCTGAAAGACGAGAACAAGCTGCTTTAGATTATGCTCAAGGTTTGCAAAAAAAATATAACGACACTCAAAAGAAGTTTCAAGAAGTTGATGATAGTTATGTTAAACAATACGATGCTAGGATTGATGCTGAAAAAGATTCTGTTAAGAAAAAACTTAAAGAAGCTATTGAGACTCAAAATCCAGAAGCCATCATTGCTGCAAACGAAGAACTTTCAAGACTAATTGTTGAGAAGGAAAGAGCAAGATTATCTATTGCTTCAAGAGAAAAGCAAAAAAAAGATGCTGAACTAGAAGCTAAAGAAACTCAAAATGTTGAACAAAATCAACAGTTTGAAAGAAAAGCTGTTACTCCAAGTCCTAAAGCTAAGAAATGGGCTGAAGATAACACTTGGTTCGGATCTGATGAATTCATGACAAATACTGCATTCCAAATCCATGAAAAACTACAAAGTGAAGGGTTTGACCTGGATAGTGATGAGTACTATAATGAAATCAACAAACAAATGAAGGATGTATATCCTCATAAGTTTGCTGAAGATAAGCAGGAGCAAAAGAAACCAGTCCAGACTGTTGCTTCCGCTAATAGAGGAAAAACTGGACGCAGAACAGTGAGACTCACCAAATCACAAGTAGCTATTGCTAACAAATTAGGGGTGCCACTAGAAGAATACGCAAAATACGTGAAGGAGGCTAATTAGTATGAGCGAAGAAAATATAAAAAGGACTTCACGCGACTCGGAGCTTAAGTCCAAAGAAAAAAGAAGAGCTCCATGGGTTCAACCATCTAACTTAGATGCACCGCCTGCGCCAAATGGATTTAAACACAGATGGCTTAGAGCTGAAGCAGCTGGGTTTCAAGACAGTGCAAACATGTCAAAGAAACTTAGAGAAGGTTATGAACTAGTTAGGGCAGAAGAGTTAACTTCCCAAATTGGTAAACATGACTATCCTGTTATCAGTGATGGAAAACATCAGGGGTTTATCGGGGTTGGAGGCCTTGTGCTGGCAAGGATACCTGAAGAAATAGTTGAGCAGCGCTCTGACTACTTTAAAAAAAGAAGTTCAGAACAAATACAAGCTGTAGACAACGATTTAATGAAGGAACAGCGACCAGAGATGCCTATTAACATTAGTAGACAGTCTCGTGTAACTTTTGGTGGTGGAAGAAAAAAGTAATTTTTTTGTAATACCTACCAAATTAATATAAACTTTAAAACGGGTAAAAACATGGCTAACATTAATGAAAAGTTTGGCTTAAGACCAGCTAGACAACTAAATGGAAGTCCATTCATTAACGCTCAAAATAGATACAGAGTATTATCAACTAATACTACGACTATTTATCAAGGTGACTTAGTTGTTCCTCTTTCAGATGGAACAATTGCAAGAGCACCTTATAACGTGTCAACTGCTATCGTGGGTGTTTTTAATGGCTGTTTCTACACAGATCCAACAACTCAAAAACCGACTTGGAAAAACTATCTTCCAGGTTCAACAGTTGCAACTGACATTATTGCATTTGTAATTGACGGTCCAGAGACTGTGTTTGAAATAAATGCGGATGAACCATTCGCGACTACATGTCTGTTCAGCAATTATTTTGTAACAGATACAACAGGTAATACTAAAACTGGTATTTCGTATGTACAGTTAGATGTAAGTACATCTACAGCAGCGGTTACTGGAAACGTGAAAGCAATAGATATTGCACAAGATCCAGATAATAGCGACACTAATGCAACGGGTGCCAACATTATGGTATACATTAACAATCACTTCTACAGAAGTGGTACACCAGGACTATAATAGGAGAATAAAATATGGCTATATCACGTTCACAGCTAGTTAAAGAACTAGAGCCAGGATTGAATGCACTATTCGGCCTGGAATACAGCAGATACGAGAATGAGCATGCAGAAATCTTCATGACTGAAACTTCGGACAGAGCGTTTGAAGAAGAAGTTATGTTATCAGGTTTCGGAAGTGCTGAAGTTAAACAAGAAGGTGCACCAGTAGTGTTTGATCAAGCTAACGAAGCTTACACTGCTAGATACACTCATGAAACAATCGCTTTAGCGTTTGCTATCACTGAGGAAGCTATCGAGGATAACCTTTACGACAGACTTGCTTCTCGTTACACAAGAGCATTAGCTAGATCAATGGCTAATACTAAACAAGTTAAAGCAGCAGCGGTTCTAAATAATGGATTTGATTCTGCATACACAGGAGGTGACGGAGTTCAGCTTTTAGCTAGCAACCATCCTCTTGCTAATGGTGGAACATTTTCTAACATTTTAGCAACTGCAGCGGATCTTAACGAAACTTCATTAGAGCAATCTTTGATTGACATTGCAGGTTTCGTTGACGAGAGAGGTTTAAAAATCGCTCTTCAAGGTAGAAAATTAGTTATTCCAAAAGAACAACAATTTACTGCTGAGAGAGTACTAAGATCACCTCTTAGAGTCAGCACAGCGGATAACGACATCAATGCTATTAAGAATATGGGAATGATTCCAGAAGGTTACAGAGTTAACCACTTCTTAACAGATACTGATGCATTCTTTATCTTAACTGATGCTCCTAATGGATTAAAACAATTCGTTAGAAGTCCAATCAAAACAGCTATTGAAGGCGATTTTGATACTGGTAACGTTAGATTTAAAGCTAGAGAAAGATACAGCTTCGGTTGGTCTGATCCTAGAGGAATCTTCGGAACTCCAGGAGCTGCTTAATAGTTAATTAAGCAATTTCTAAAAGGGGCTAGAGTTTACTCTGGCCCCTTTTTCTTTTATAATTAACAATATTCTAGATTAATAGTTTTGTAGACTGGCTAGACAGACGGTATAGAGACTACAAAGCTTAACCGCTATACAGGAGAAAAACATGGCAAGAACAACCTTTTCAGGACCAGTAAAATCATTAGCAGGTTTTATTAGTGCTGGAACATCAAACTCAGTAACGACAGCAGCAGGTTTAACATTAGATGTTGAAAATTATGCTGGAAAACAAATCTATTACACAAGTACAGCTACAGCTACTTTTACATTACCAGCTGTAAATTCAACAGCTCCAAATGATCCAACTGATCCAAATCAGCAAAATAATCTTGGTGCAACTTTTGAATTTGTACTTTCAACAACAGTAACTGGAAATTTTATAGTAAAAGTTGCAAATAGCAGCGATACTATGGTAGGAACAGCTATTCTTGGTTCTACTACTACTGCATTAGTATTTAGTACAGTAACTGCATCTGATACCATTACTTTAAGTGGTACAACTACAGGTGGAGTAGGTGGAGCAAATATTAAAGCTACAGCAGTTGGAGCAAACAGATATAAAGTAGAAGTAGTATCTGGTGCTACAGGAGCAGTGGCTACACCATTTAGTGCTACAGTATAATTAATTAATTTTAAGGAGCTCTTCGGAGCTCCTTAATTAAAGGAGAAAAAATGAGTTTTAAATCAGATGTAAAACCAGTAGTTGTTGCAAGTAATCTTTCTACTTTAGTTTTATTTACTGGACCTACAAGATTAAGAGGTTACGTAGCTCAGTCAACTGGAGTTGCTGGAACTGCAGTTATTAATGGTCTTGCAAATAGTACAACTGTTAGCGTTTCTACAAATACACAAGTTTATATTCCAATTAGTGTTGGTGCAAACCAAACACAAACATTAAATCTTCCTGAAGATGGAGTTCTTTATGCAGAACGAAATGGAACAGGAATAGTTAATGGCATTGGTGTAGTTAGTAATAATAGTGCATTAAGCATAATATTATTTATAGATAAATAATGGTAGAAGACGGAGTCTTAAATTACCAAGAATCGGTAATGCAACTTGTTTCAGGAATGAAACGAGGAGGAGACGTTCAACCACCTAAAACAAAAAAATACTATAGAGCCACTAAATCTGGCGCTGGCATGACTAAAGCTGGCGTTGCAAGATATAGAAGAGAGAATCCAGGCTCTAAATTATCCACAGCAGTAACAGAAGACAAGCCAACAGGAAGAAGAGCTACAAGAAGAAAATCTTATTGTGCTAGGTCAGCAGGTCAAATGAAAATGTTTCCTAAGGCAGCAAAGGATCCTAATTCAAGATTACGACAAGCTAGACGAAGATGGAAATGTTAGGTAAAGTTTCGTTTAGAGATGGAAAAAAATAAATTACTAGTACATAAACATTTAATTGTACGTGCTGAAGTCTATCGGCCTCCGATGGACGAGGAGTTTCTTAGGCGTTGGTTAGAAGAATTTATTTCTGAAATCGGAATGAAAGCAATGATGGGTCCGTATGTTAAATATTCTAATATGGTTGGTAATCGTGGTATTACTGGTGCTGCTATTATAGAAACATCACACATAGTAATGCACGTATGGGACGAAGTGCATCCTGCATTAATGCAATTTGATGTCTATAGTTGTGGAGAATTTGATCCAGAAACTATATGCAATAAAATTGAAAAAGATTTTACAGTTCACAAAATAGAGTACAAATTCCTTGATAGAGAACATAATTTAAAGGAAATATTTAAATTGAAGATA